GACCAGTAAAGCTGTAAGATATGGTTTGTCGATATGTTCGAATATCTGTATGTCAGTAGTCATATTCGTTATTTCAACAGTATTTAAGTATTTTCCAAGTTTATCAGATTTTATGACTATAGAACTAAATTCTATAGGATCAACACCTTCAATTGCATTTAAATTTTGACTCATTATTTAGTTATCCTATGGCATCTCTGAAGGCGTTTACAACTGTATTGATATTTCTTGGTTTTATTACTCTTATCTGTTTCAGTTTATCATTCTCACTGATATAAAAATCTGAATTAGTAACTTTGACATGATCAACAGGCACGGGTAGATATGGATTTACGTCAACTATTTCTCCGTTTAACGTATAATGATGAGCAGCAAGATGTTCACTTTCTATAGAGAAGAAAGAGTAAGTTGAATTGTTTTCAACTAATTTTATCAATTGATCTGTCGCAAATGATTCATTCGAATCCACAGTTACCTGACCGAGATCCAAGTTTATGTGTAGTATAGTAGCTTTAGATCCAGAAGTATACCCCTCTATCTCTTGACCTACATGCAATTTTGATGGTGTATCGGTGATGAATCGGAATGTTTGATTAGGGTGATCCCTCTTAACTTTAGTCATTACCTCTTCTTGAGACATAGGCCAACCCTGTTCCCTTAATTTAGGGTTCATAAGATAAAATACCCAATAAAGTTGAGGATTCTTATACATTTTATATGCTATATTATCGGGTCTTTCACCATTTTTTATATAATAATCTTGATAAAAACTTGAAGACAATCTAATTTCGTCGATGACTTCAGCGTACACAGACAGATTAGTCATTACCACAGGTTCTGCTTGAAATAGATAACCTACTTTCGGGAAATTTTTAAAATATGCCATCAGAAACCCTCCTTAATCTTTGTTCTGTTCAAGGTAGTCTCTTCTGTGAATGTAAGACTCAGATCAATCTCTACAGGTCTGCCATCAGAATGAAACGTCATTGAACTGGGATTGTAATTTGTGGTAATGTTAGTTAAATATGATGATAGAATACGATGACCTACAGTTACTAATTGTCCATCAATACCTTTAGAAAGTATTTCTATTCTAAATGAGTTAGGAAATTTAAACCCAGCACTAATTCCACCGACCAAAATATTATCTGGATATGAATAGTACCTAAATCTTTTTATTATGTTCTCTACAGTTTTAGATTCATTTTGAGATTTTGCTAAGAACTTAAAAGAGAATTGAAATGATCTAACACCAACACCTTTAAATAGAGTACGAACATTAGGATCTGCCGTAACTTTCAAAGCAGCTGAAGCTGCCATTCCACCTGTTCCGCCCGGAAGTTTATTAGCGGCTTTAGCAGCAGCCAAAGCTGCTGCCGGACTAGATAAAGCATTACCTTTAATTCCAGATAAAAAATCCTTACCACCCTCAAAAATCCCGTTTAGAGCTGTACTACCAACATTAGCTCCTGATGCTATAGCAGCTGAACCAGCAGCACCAATGGCACCTAATTGGGGGCTTTCATAATTTAATGTGTCCGTAGAAGAAAACCCAATAGGTAAATATATTTCAATTTCTTTAGATTTAATTCTACTTTTATGTTCGTTTTCTTTCCCTTCTTCTGAAGAACCAGTATTTTCATTATTTTTTGATGATTTCGGAATATCTGGCGTAAAATCAAAAAAATCAAGTAACCGACCAAAAAAACCAAGATTATCTTCTTCCGAATCACTTTTTGGTTTTGATAAAGCTTTCATTGAGTCGGCCGTACTACTTTCTCCTCTTACTTGCGGAGTATCAATTTCGAAAAGACTAAATCGTATCTTGGAATCATAATATGTATCAATATCTTCTGGATATATCAGAGGTCCAGATATACCATCCTCCAATTCATTTGCAACAGGTTCTTCTTTTTGTCCGTTTTCATCTCCAGATACGGTCGCATTAGTCATTTTACTACTCTCTGTAGGTTATAAATATTATAGTACTATTTATACACAATTTATGATGAAAACATATAAAGGTAGATACAAACCAATAAACCCCAAAAAGTATGCTGGTAATTCAGATGATATTGTGTATCGCAGTATGTGGGAACGTCATGTAATGAAATGGTGCGACAACAATAGTTCTGTCGTCCAATGGGTATCTGAAGAACTCATCATCCCATATATATGCGAGACCGACAAACAGATGCATCGGTATTACACCGATTTTGTTATAAAATATGATACCGGCCGTGTGGTCGTGGTTGAGGTAAAACCATTCAAAGAAACACAAAAACCCGAAAGTAGTCGGGGTAAGAACCGTCAGAGACTATTGAGTGAGGGTCTGACATACGTTAAGAATCAATCTAAGTGGAAGACTGCAAGAGAGTATTGTCTGGACCGAGGATGGCACTTTGAAGTGTGGACCGAGAAGGAACTAACTGCGATGGGTATCATGCCCAAATCTACGCAGAGGCCTAAGACCAAGAAAATCATTAAACCCCTATCACCATTTCGCAAGAAGAAAAAGAAATAACACATTATCTTAATATTCTTATAAATAGAACTATAGATTTTAAGAGAGTTATATAGTGTCAAATATATTCAACAGGTTAGAACTTCAGGCTTTCAAAGCGGGTATAACTCCCCGTACCAGAGAATCTCGTGCTTGGTTTCAAAAGAAGGCTAAGAACCTTCGTAGTATCAACCGAGAAGCGTTGATGAAAGAAGAACCTTTGAAAAGAACCAGTAATGAGATTGTGGGTAGTATGTACATGTTTCAATACGATCCCAAGCATAAGGATACTCTTCCGTATTACGATCTGTTCCCCTTGGTTGTTGTCATTGGCCCGGCGGAGGGTGGTTTTTTAGGTTTGAACCTACATTACTTACCACCTATATTACGTGCAAAGATGTTAGACGGATTGATGGGTATTACCACTAATAAGGCATTCAATAGCACCACACGGTTCAAGGCGCAGTATTCTCTTTTACAAAGTTCTTCTAAGTTGAAGTATTATAAACCATGTGTAAAACATTACCTGAATAAACAGGTAAAATCGCAGTTCGCATTAGTGCCTGCACCTGAGTGGGAAATCGCAACATTTCTACCAACCGCAGACTTCCGTAAAGCGAACAACTTCAAAGTATATAACGACTCTCAAAAGATGGTGGGTTAATAAATGGCTGGAATAGAACAACTAAAAGGTGCACTAATATCCAAAAATGGCATTGCTGTGACCAACCAATATTCAGTGGAAATGCCCACGACAGTAGGAATAAATAACAAATCGAAACTATCGGGTATGGACCCAAGAGATGCGAATATTCTATGTAAGAATGTATCCATGCCTGGCAAACAAATACTCACCTTAGATCGACAAATGGGAATATTTAACGAAAAGGTAGTTAATGGTTTTGCGGTAGACGATGTCAGTATGACATTTTATGCGTTGAATGACTATGGAATAAAGAAATATTTTGACTCTTGGAGAAGAGTTATGGTAGGAGAAGAAAGATTATCAGATGCGGCATTGCAATCTAAAGAAGCTTCTACAGACACAGAACAAACACCAGAATCCATAGAAAATGAAAAAAGAAAGACCGAGGAACTAGGGAATACTAGAAACCCATTAAGAATGGGAAAGGTAGCATACAAAAGTGATTATGTATCTCCGATCAAAATCCACCAATTAAGAAAACCTATTATGAGAGTGGGTTTTGATCTAGGACCTTTAAGTATAGATTTTGATTTGTTGGGAGCATCAATATATAGTATAGAACTTATAGATGCCTTTCCGACAACTATAAGTAGTATTGAACTATCAAATGATGCGGATGGATTAGTAGAAGTAAGTGTACAATTTTCGTACACAAACTGGAGAGTGATCAAAGATGAAAGAGGTCTATTCTCTCCTAAAATAAGTCTATCCGGTGGAATAATTTAAATTATATAGGATTTATAAAATGGCATTACCAAAGTTAAACTCAACACCCACATATGAAATAACTATACCCTCTTCTGGACAAAAGGCATCCTACAGACCATTTTTAGTGAAGGAACAAAAATCACTATTAATTGCCTATGAAACTCAAGATAAGAAAGATATGATACGTTCAGTAATACGTACCATAGAAGCTTGTGTAGAGGATCCCATAGAAGAAAAGCTTACCACTTTTGACGTTGATTACTTGTTCACTAAAATAAGAGCAAAATCTGTTGGTGAAACTGCCGAAGTTAAAATAAAATGTTCGGAATGTTCCGAAGAAAATGAAGTTATAGTAGATTTAGATAAGGTGGAAGTTGTTGGAGAAATGTTAGATCCTTTAATACCTATAACTGATGATGTATCAGTCAAAATGAAATATCCGTCTTATGAAGATTTCTTGACGAATGATACTATAATGAATACCGAATCTGAAATGGAAGGTGTTTTAGAACTATCAGTATCGTGTATAGATTCTGTTTTGACGGAGGATGAAAGAATCTCTCTAAAGGATGAACCCAAAGAAGAGGTTGTGAATTTTATAGATTCTATGTCAGGAAAACAATTCGAAAAGATAACGACTTTTATCAGCTCTTTGCCTAGGTTATCTCAAGATATAGAATTTGAATGTTCAAATTGTTCACATAAAAATAATATAACCTTAAAAGGAATGGACGATTTTTTTTGATAAATCTCTCTCATGATAGCTTGATGAATTATTATCAAGTGAACTTCCAATTGTTAAATAATTTTAATTACTCTTTGGAAGAAGTCGAAACAATGATTCCGTGGGAGAGAGAGATTTACTTAACAATGTTAATAGAAGATATAAAAGAAAAAAACGAAAGAGCGAAGCAACAGGGATAAAAAATGACAACTCTAACTGAAGTCTCCGAAGGTCTACAGACTATCAATAAAACTCTAGATGAACAAAGTTCTCATGCGTTAGATAACACTGTGGATCTGATAAATTGCATAACAAAAATGAATTTAGATGTTTATCGTGGAGCACAAACACTAAGCAGAATTTTTGGAGTAATGGGTAAGATAAGTAGAGATTTGTCTAAAGGTAAGTCCAACGAGGGAGATGACCTAGAAAAACAGATAGAACAGGACGCACATAATCAAAAAATGCTTGAGATATTGGGTCAATTAAATGAAAACCTATCTGAAGATAAAAAGAAACCTACTCCAGAAAAGAGTGGGGGAGGAAAGAGTTTTGTCGTACTGGGAAAATTTGCTTCAATAGCCGCCATTTCAATAGGAGCATTTGCAGGAGCAATTGTTGGAGCAATGAAACCCCTAATGTCCCTTACTAAGTTTGTTGTTTCATTAGTAAATAAAGTTAGGAAATTTTTTACAACAAAAATGTTATCTTCTGTAGCTGGTATGATAGGAAATATGGTAAAAGCGGTATTCGAATTGGGTATAGAAAAACTAAAAAATGGTTTCAATTTTGTAAAAAACTTTTTACAATCAGCAGCTGTTGATTTAGGAAAAAAACTTAAAGCAATATTTACTGAAGGTAAATTAGGAAAAGCTGTAGCTTTTATAGGTTCTAAGTTTAAATCTGTAGGAGAATTGTTTACCAAAATAGGTAAAGGATTTTCTTCATTACAGTCTAATATTGAAGTTCTTAGAAAAACTCTATCCTTTGGAGGAGGTGGTGGAAGTGGAAGTATTTTTTCTAAAATAGGACAAACATTCACTAATTTACTTGCGAAATTTGGTAGTTTCGGGGCAGCTTTAGGGAATGCTTTTAAATTAGTTTCTAGACTATTTGCTCCAGTAGTGGCTGGAATAATGTTAATAAAAAATATTTTTGAAACAGGATTTTCCTTTGAGACAGTAAAAAATACCATAGATGACTTAGTAAAGTTTTTTATTATCGATATGGCAG